CCGATTTTGATCAATCGTTACAAAAATCAGAGGATCTTATGAAAAGAGATCTAAAATTTAACGGTGATAAAAGAAGATTGATCGCAGCTGCACATAGGGTTTATGATGCATGTAGATTTCCGAATCGAAAATTCAGACCCGTTTCTGTCAAGTACGCTGCCGAAAACCAAATTAACACTGCCTCATCATCGGGGTTTCCTGATTTTAAACGCAAAGGACATGTAATGGATAAACTGACTAATCAAGCATTAAGATGTTTACAGAATCAATGGCTTAACCCATTTAACTGGCCCATTACTAGAGGATTTAGAATACAAATTCGAAAGACTTTAAATGATTTAAATTTAAAAGTTAGAGTTATGTATCCATATCCAGGTGTAATTATCTTATTAGAAGATACTTATATCATGCCTTTTGTATCCCATTTCATAGATACTGATACGTTCTATGTTATTGGACGTAGTGGTTCACAAATTTCAAATTTACTTAGGCAAAAGCTTAAAAATGTGAAAAGAAGAATTACCACTACAGATATTTCTGCATTCGATCAGAATGTATTGAATGATTTCAGTATACTAGCATTCGGTATACTAAGGAATCAGTTGCAACTCACAGCAAATGAAAATAAGATATTCATGGAAATAGTAAAATATTTTTGTGTTTCTTACGCTGTCAGTAAGCTTCCAAAGCAACCAGCATATTGTTTTATTAAGAAAACAGGTGTACCATCAGGCTCCGGCTTCACAAATATGGTAGACACCCTTGTTCATGCTATTGCTCTTGAGTATTGCGAACCAGGTATACTATCTCAGGGTAGAACACTTATATGTGGTGATGATGTTATTTTTGACTCATCAAACATTAATCTGGACGTATTCTCTAACATGATGGAAGAACATTGTAACTTACCTATTCAGTGGGAAAAATCAAAGCATTTCCAAAATTGGAAAAAGATTTCCTTTCTTGGCTTTGATTGGATAAATGGAGTTAGAATACAAGATGAAAAATTATTGATTAACCAATTGATTTGGCATCCTGACTTCCGCACTGACTTATCAAAAATAGATCGTGAACTATCGCGTGGGGCATCCGTGCTCTTAAAC